AGCTGCACTGGTGAAAGTGCCGCCCACCACTGTTAAAATGTCATTTACATTGTATCCTGTGCCTTGGTTAGCAACTTCAGCCGCAGTGATGTAATTTTTGATGGTCCAATTGAATGGTGTGTTTTGCAAAGCACCATTAACCCAAACTCGTAGGTCATTGGGTGCTTGTGGTGCTTGTGGCAAACTGAATTTGGATTGCACACCATCACCTTTGAATACCCAGTATTGTGGACGTTGACCGCCACTTATGTATTGATCAAACAAGCGGTCAACTTCTTGGCTGGTGTTGTCCCAGCCCAATACACCATCCCACACTGGCTCGCCCCATCTGCCATTGAGATTGAAGTCTAAACCATCCAGGACAGTTCCTTTTGGGGCACACCCACTGATCAACAAAGGATCTGTAGCAGGAGGCATGCCTGGACTGGGTTGATACAAACTTTGAATTCTGTTTGCTGCACCATTGTCCAGTTGATAACCAATCAAATCAAATACACCAGAATCATACTTGAACAAACTCCAAAGGCCCACATTATCACGAGTGACTTTGATGATTTCACCGTTGGGCAAGTTGCTCAACTGCTCCATTTGTTCAATAGTATCCACAACACGATTTGGTATAGTGGCATCACTGTAACCAGGGCTGTAATAATTTTGAGCAGGAGCACATGCCAGCCTGTCCAAAATGATTCTTGTACGCACACTTCGGACACTGAGATTTTCTGTGTCAAACACTGTAACACTCACAATATCGCCCACACCAGGTGTGAAATTCAATTCCACAACTGTGGGATCTTCCAAAGATATTACGTAGTCGTTAGTCAGCACATTGTTCCAACGCACTTGTGTGAATTGCCAAGTTATGGGATTTACCATAGCAACAATGTTGGTGAGTCCGTCGCCAACAATAGTTTTGCGCTCCAAGTAACTGGAAGCATAAACATAAGCTTTCACAACCTCAGTGGCTTTTGGAACAAAAACCAAATCAATTATGGAGTTGTCACCACTCCGCAGAGTCCAAGCTTGTGTAAGTTTGTTGTTCCAGTAAACCAAAACATTTTCTGGCTTGGTAGCGAGACTCAATTGAATACTCTGCTGAGAGTTATTTCCTACAAGCGTAGCTGTTTCGATAAGAGCACCACTGCTGGCCTTGTAGTTGTTGAACCAGGGCTTGTATATTGTATCACCACTTAAAATTGCAAGATCCACAGGGTTATTGGCACTCAATATTCTCACATTTTTGTTGACATCCACAAACGGAGGATTGTCCAGATCACTACTATTGCTCTGCCAGACGTCTGAGCTTACTCGGAAATCCACAAATTGCCGTATAACCACATGATAGGGTTTGACTTCTTGAATATATTTTTCCAAGCTGTTGATCTTGCTGGGATCATAGTATGCAGAACTCAAAAGTTGCTGACTGAATCCCTTCAAATTTATGAAGCTGGTTTTGAAACACCAATCAACAAAATTTTGTTCGCTCAACACATGATTTATCAACTCAAAGAACACAATATTGCGCTCATTTAGATTGGAATCAACCTTCAACAAGCCAACACTCTTGTTGTTTTCTGGCCACAGTCCCTGCAAGATAAAACTCAACTCCAGTCGTGTGTCATACTCCCAACCTTGATAATCAACGTCGTAACTTCCACCATTGAATCCCATGTTGTATTTTTGATAGTCATACAAATTATCACTCAGTTGAAGACTGCCATTTTGCACACCAATAACAGTCCATTCAGTATCTGACTCAGGAGTATATTTGAAAAGATTCCACCTACCATTTCCGGTGTTCAAAACTTTGACCAAAGTGCCGGTTTCCACAACAATATCAGCACGATCAGCCAAAGTGGCCACAGTTTGATCAATCAGTGTGTCGCTGCTATAGCCAGCTGCATACCAGTCCACTAGGCTCCAAACCTTGTTGGTGTCCCATGCTTGCATTCGCTCTAGAGAGAACAAGCCTTGTCCTTCATAAGCCCAAATGGTCCATCGATTGTCTGTCATGGCACTTACATCCACCAACACTTTGTTACCGGGTATCAAGCTGGGTATCAAAGCGTCTCTCTCAGCTAAAGAGGCAACATGATAATCCCAATTGTTGGGCAAAATGCCTTTTACTGGTCGCACAATTTGCCACTGTATGGGATCTACACCAAACTTTAAAATGTCCTTGTTGGTTTGAATGTATGTGGTTGGCAACAATTGCTGCGCCCCCTCCAACACCCGAACTTGTGCATCAATCACATTACTGCTCAAGCTGTCAAAATCAGTAGCTCTCACCAAGATCCATGGAGTGTTGGGTGGAGCACCAGTTTCAACTACCTCATAAATGCCATTTTGATTTGGGGCTTGTGTTACAATGCCATTTGTAGTTACTGCTGTATTTTGATTTTTTACTAGTATACGGTCGCCCAAACTTACTGTAATACCATCCACAACCAAGGGTCCAAACATATTACCTGCATAAGTCAATGTTGCCCCTTTGCCATTCTCTCCTGGATAGTATACGCTGTCCAAAGAAACTGTGGTTGCTACTCTAGCATCAGCTTTTTGGTTTTTCTGGGGAGGCAAAGGTTCAACAGACTGAAAATAAGGTAGCCAGCCCAACCGATCAGGATCGTCGAGCGGTGGCACAAGGCTGCTGCTTAGCAATGAGTTGATTTTTTTCACCAATGCTCTGCGGGCAGTTGCGCTGTCTTTGAACCAACTTTGTGAGGGCCGGGTAAGCATGCCATACTTGCTCATTTCAGGAAGTCGCAAATTGGGCACGCTGTTACCTGCTGGGTTGAACTCCACTAAGCTGTCGCACATCTTGCGCCACAAATCCAATGTGGGTGTGCTCAAGGGATCATTTGGTCTCAACAAGGTCCATTCTTTGTAGATTTTGTCTACATTTTCTCTGCTAGTGTAATTCACTTGCCACACTGTATTATTGGCGTCAAGGAAACTTCCAATATTGCCTAGTAATGCGCCTGTGTTGCTTATTGCTGCCCACCAACTTTGATTTTGTGTTTGCGGACTTTCCAATATTTGGCTCAAGGATGCAACACTGATCTTGCGGCCAGCCACATTAGGAACAGTGGTTTTGCCTTTGACCCAAAAGTAGTAGACATTTGTGTATTGTCCGCTTTCGTTACGCTCACTGCGCATCACATACGGATAATTAGCCCCTTTCACTGTTCCGGTAGGTGTTTGATCTCCCCCTGTGGCTGCTGCATTGCCCGCAGTAACAGCGCCTGCCCAAGATGAAGGAGGCACAAGGCTTCGTACCCATTCATAAATGTCAATGGTGATTCCTGGAGCAACTTGTCCCCAATGTCTCCGGCGATAGCTGTCTGTTCCAATTTCATAATCTATAAACCTTGTTGTGCTTAAATCCCACCAAGTTTCTCCCACTTGGTTTGGTCCCCATGCTGAACTGGGATCCACTTGGTAGAGTCTAGCGTCACCGGCATTGTAGCTGGCTGGATCCCAATGTGTGCGATATTTAACTTCTTCACTTATCAAACCCGGTAAAGCTCCTTTTCCGGGGTCCCAAATGTTCAAATGAACCAGTGTTTGTAGAGTGGTTTTGTTGTATAATGTGCTGGCCAGCAAAAGTTTGGTGTCAACTTTTTTGTTTTCACTTCGGTATTCAAACCAAACACCATATTTTTGATAGACTTTCCATGGCGTGTCACGAGTGCCATCCACATAGGCATAATCTCGTTGTGTCCAGCCACCTGGCGGTGTTGCTGTGTTGAAGTCATTATAAGTGGGAAATCTGATGCTCCAGTATTGAAGCACTTGACCGTTGCTTCCTGTGCTTTCAGTTGTGGCTTGCACATCAAAAGTGTTGGCTGTAACGTTGAACACACTAAACGTGCCATCCAGTCTACCATTTACACCAGAAACTCCACTCAATATCAGTATATTGCCATTTTGTAATTTGTGTGGAATGTTTGTAACAACAGTTGTTTGATTTAACGTAACAGGTGTTGTTTGTTGAATAGTCCAACTGGGCTTGCAAACTTTGTAAATGTTCCAACCGATTGCAGAGTCAATAAATTGCCACACACGGTCATGTGCTTGTAAGTCTACGTTCTTGTTTTGTAGAGTTTGATAGAGACTAAAAAGCTCTTGTTGGTCTTTTACATAGTATGTTGCTTCAGAAAACAACACATAGCCGCTATTTGGTAAGTCACCTGCTTCAGAACCATAATGATCCCGCAAGGCAAATTCTGGGGTCAGTTCACTTTTATACAACAGTCTTGAGTCTTTAGGCGTTATGGTTATAGTGTCGTCGTAGGGTAAATCTACTGTTTCTCCCGAAAAGAACTCAACCAATTGAGGATTGCTACGCACTTCTGCTTGAGGCAACAACACATCTATACCATGAATCAGTTCATTGCTGCCGTAGGTGCCCAAACGAAAAGCATACTCTTCGTAGTAACTGAAGCTTTCGTTTGAATCAACAAGTTGTGTGTTTCTCAACAGGCTGTCAATTGTGCCTTTTGTACCTTTTTGTTTGATCATTCCTTGATAAAATTGAAACTGTGTGGTTTCATCTATCAAAAGATTGGTCAAATATTCTCTTTGTTGGTAACCCACTAAGTGAGTGGCCAACATATTAAATCGTTGTGGCAAGGACTGTGAAAGCGCACTAACAGCGTTTTCATGTAGTCCTGTAGAGTCTGTGAAATTGTAGGGAGTTGGCACATCTACATTGTAGAGCTTTCTCACATCGTTAACGGTTTTTTCAAAATTGGCCAGTATTTGGTTATTGACAACCACACGATCACCAATTGTGGATGTGGTTTGTGTCACCAAGTAACCTGGGGCTTCCAGCCTGCCTGCCCAATCCATGCTCTTGTAGGTTTGGATTTTGAATCTGCTTTGTCTTACATCAAACAGAGGATCATATACAGTATCACCAAAGATTGTTTTGTTTTGGAACAGCAGTGCATGCTCAAGACCAGTTGTGTAGAGTCTCAATCCAAATATGCCTTGATCATTCAACGGACGCACTGAAACCTGATTGTCAATCCTCAGAAAATCTATGTTTTGAACTTGAATTGGTCGGCCGCCACGATCCAAAATTGTATAAGCACCATTTACAATGCCACCAATATTTTGAATAGTTCCAAAACCAGTAGCAAACTTTGTTTTTAGTGCTAGCGGACTCAGGGCAATGTAATTGCCTGCTGCCCATGGGCCTTGACTCCAAAACAAAAACTCTTTTCCGCTCAAGCTCCAATCTTGCTGTTGTCCAGTAGTACTATTGAACTCGTCAAAAAGCCATCCTTGACTGATTTGCCAACGACCCAAGCTTACCAAAAAGTCAAACACATCTTGCTGCGTTGGCAAAATTGTTCCGTAAGGCACTTTTGAGACTGTAGGTAATCCCACACGATATTCAATCGCACGAACTTTGTCAACAATCACAGTTGTTTTGGGTCCATTTAAATTGCTGGGAATAATATAAAAGTTGGGATCATAACTGTCATAACCAATTACGCGATAGCCCTCAGTTCCACGGTATTCAACAATTACGCCGCTATAGAAAAACTCTTTTAAGCTTGCACTGCGAATCAGATTGTTTGTAACATCCTCTTGAGGAATCAACAAACTGTCATTAGAGCTCAAGCCAAAACTATCAACCAAGAGTTGAACACTGGTGCCATCAATAAATCCTGCTGCTCTATACCCCAAACTTACATCACTGTTTCTTATAACATTGCCAAAATATTCAGTCACACTCCGGCTGTCATTTATCAAGTATTCACTTATCCAATGTTGGATCCCGCAGGATCCATAATAGGAAAGTTCGCTACGTAGTGTTGTGACATTTTCTGGGTTCTCTCTGTGCACAAAAAGTTCACTATTGCTAACTCTTTTCTTGTAATTTTTCCAAATCCACTGCGATGTGTTCTGACCAGAGAAAATCTGCTGCGCTCTTGGGCCGTCCCAGAGATATTCAATAAATTGCGGTGGTTTGGCCAAGTATGAAATTTGTGCCCAGATTTGATCAGAGTCAACAGCAGTGAGCCAAACATTTTCCAATGGTCCGCGATCGCCAAATTTCCAGTCCGCTCTTGCCTCTGCTTCGCTTGGAGAGCTGGTGACTATTTTGGCTTGCACTGGAGGCAGCAACTCTCCAAACTCGTTAACAGGCACATACTGCATCAATCCTGGTCTAGCATATCCAGGATCAATGCCCTTCCTGTGTCCTTGGCGGATTCTTCCATCACGCAAGTCATACCACAATTTTGTATTACCACTGCTGTAAGGTGCAGCACCGTATTCAGCAGTCCACCAAGAGGGTTGTTGACTGAACCCCAGCATTTCCCAAGGTGCAGAATCAGGACGATCAGTATCAAAAAACAGGTAGTAGATTCCTCGCCAATGACCTGGAACGGGATTGTTTTCTTGATCAGTGCACTTTCCATAATTCCAAGAAAATGGGTCATCGATTTTGTAAGTTGTGTTTTTAAATGCATCTAGTTGATTTGTTGTTAACCAACGTTCAAATATGGGATACATCAAAGTCAACTGATCTTTGTAGCTGTAGTTTGTTGTTCTCCACTTACCGGAAAATATGGTTCGTGTATCCAGCTTTTGTACAGCATCAGAATTTCTGTATGTTGCAGGCAGGGAGTTAAACAAATAGACTTCCAGTTGCATCCAAGCTCGTGACACAGGGTGAGTCAAAAGTTCAGGGTCAACTGTGCTGGGAAGGTTGTCTCTTATCGTGCCCAAGTCAACGCCGTTGAAATCTTTCAACACAACAACTGCACCATTATGACATCTTAGACTCAATGGATTATTGGGTTGTGTAGTATCAAAAAATGCCGTGGGCACAAATGCAGGTGTAACTCCTAGGCGTGTGGCACTAGCAGGAACAAATGTGGGATTAGTGGATTTTTCGTCGCAATACCTACCAGGAACACCATCAAACCCACTCATGGCCCAGGGACTGTTCAAAGTTTTGCCAACATTTATGCTTTTCAGGGCTCGATCAACCCATTCATTTATGGTATTGGCCAGTGTTATGCCGCCACTGTTGTATAAATTGATCAAACTGTTGATGTATTTGTTGTAAAAGCGCAAATATTCTTTTTGTGCCCATTGCATCACCACCATCGGGTCCAGTAAGGCATTGCTGCTTGTAAGTGCAGTTGTTTGAGCGATGCTATTCAAAATCATAGTTTTCAACAAAGGAGCACGGTGCTGAAGAATCACTGTACCTAAACTTTGATTTTGTGCTGTGTCTCGCCAGTTGTTGGCACCAATAATGTTACCAGTAATATTCAACTGGTTACCAATAACAGAAATCAAATGATTGATGATGTTTTGACGTGAAACAGTTGTGATTTCTTGGTTATTGGGATTAGCCTCTAGGTTTTTGGGTATTTCAAAATATCCATTAGTGGCAGTGTTATTGATGTTTTGCCATGTTTTCACAATCACGTTGGTGTTGGCAGGTGCAGGAGTGACTAAAGTCAAAACATTGCCACTCACAATGTATTCAGCAGGAGTCAGCATCTTGCCTGCTACTTCAACATTTATGGCATTTGGTCCTGGTGTGCCAACACCTGGGGCTTGATCCAGTGAGAAAGATTTTTCACTACTGGTGGTGTAAAATTGATTCACAACATATTGTCTGCTCAATACAGGGCTTTTGAACCAGTTGTTTTGATACACCGCAGCTTGGGAAGCAGGATCAACAGTTTCCCAAAACAAGAATCCAGTTATGTCAACTCTGACGTTTTGAGGTTGATAGGTCCAAGATTTTGTAGAGAGTGTATTGAGAAAGTTCAATTCATTAGCTGATACCTGAAGGGTGCCTTGATTCAACGCAGCCAATTGTTCTGGATCGTATGCAAACAAACTGGAACCAGAAAAGTCACTTAAGGGATAAATGCTGGGATCGCTTAAGCTGTTTCCCTCGGTGTCAAACAACATGAACAAAGGAGTTTGAGTGCCTACTGTTTGTTTCCAGCTTTGTGCGGACACCCAAGAACCGGTGCTGGCTTGATAGCGCAAGTAGGTATCAAAAAATCTATTCAAAGGATCGCCATTGCTCACATAGATGCTGTCATTGTTTTTGGGCGCACCAGTGAGATCTGGGCCATTTGGCACCAGTTGCAGTGTCAGTTTGTTATCGCTCCGGATACCACTGACGCGATAAATTTTGTTATTGGCCAAAGGGTCACTCAAGTTGGTGAACAATATTGTCATGCCGTCATCAAGGCTGATACTATCTACCAAAATGGGATTACTATTGCTTTGACTGCGCCCAATCAAGTTACCCAAGTCCAGTGTGCGGTTGTCCACAAGGCTTACTCTACCGCGGCCAGTTGTGCCAAAATTATACAACGTTGTGGTTTTATCAAAACAAATGATGGGATACTTGGCAACAAAAGTGTTGACGTCCGGTAATAGGGTTTGGCTTTGACTCAAAATATCTCTATGAAACCAACGATTCCTTATGCTCCATGGATTTTGATTGGTGCTGCCACGCTGAAGCACAACATACGCAGGTGTAACCAATTTATCCACACCGTCCCAAGGAGTGCTGTCATACTCTTTGGGGTTATCCCATCGTATCTTGAGGCTGCTGTCTGTGTCATCAACAAAATAAATTTTCCTACCCACACCCTCAATTATCCACTCACGATCTCTGAGCTGAATATTCAAATCAAGAGTGGGCTTGACTTTCAAACCTGAAGAAAACACCAAAGGTGTTTGGAGGCCGTCTACTACAGAGGCAGGGCTGTTGGCAAATGAGTATCTGCCTGTGTAAGTGTAGGTGCTTTGGGCACTTACTGCGGAGAAATCAGTTGTATCCAGCAATGAGATTGTGTCAGGACCATCACTTAACCACACATACTCTTGGAAGTTCAGCCACATGTCACAGTCACAAGGCAAGCCAAAACTGTAATACTCTTGTTCAAAAAGCCGATTGTGATCATTTGTCAAAGCACCTTGACTGCGCAATTTGTTCAACAAATCTTCGTAAAACAAAATGTGAGATACAGCGTCACTGCCTTGGCTCCTGCTTATTGCAGTAGCTTCAACTTGATAGTCTTCGCGAGCTTTAGTGGATTCCACCACATAAAAGTCTTTCTTGGGATTATACCAGCTGGGCTTGCGGCCAATGTAGTTGTTCAAATATTCAACTTTTTCTGGTTGAAACAAATGGTCAGCTGTGGCTGCGAAAAATTTACGCAGGATGTCTGTTTGAAGTACTTCAGGTAGCAGATCGCTTATTCGTCGTTTTGTGTCGCTCATTTCAGTCTCAATTCAGTTTGGTTTAAGCTGGGAACAATCAAAATGTCAGTGACTTTAGCACTGCTTATGAAAATTTCATCCGGTTGGCATTTGATCTCAAACAAATCGCCAAAACTACTGTCTTGGTTTTGTGGCACAATCACAACAGAATTCAACACAGCAGGATTTTGTTGATGAATATATGCAGCAAGCTCAGTGAAAAAGAAGCTTTGACCAAAATCCCAATTGGCTATACTGAAATAGTTGTCAACATCTCGTATAATGCGTGCTTTAATTTCACTGTCAGTGATACTGACACCAGTGTTTTTTACAACCTTGAAAGTCACACGCAGCTCGGGATCAGCACTTTGTCCAAACAGCAGTTTGTATTTCACAGGGTGCCAAATAAGTTGATCAGTCATCATTTTGTAAGTGTCAAATTCCGCGAAAGTAATGCGCAAATCCTCTGGTGTTGGAGGCTCAGGCATGGGATCACTGGTTTTCCCTCTGGCGATCCAATTACGCATTGCTGTATCATAAGAGCTGGTCAAAACATAAGTGTCAATTATGTTCATAATTGCAGGATCAACACGCTTGCTTTTGTCAATAAAATGCTGCCAGCAGTAGTTGAGATCATTACGGCCCACTGCTGCCTTGTAGCTGACTGTTACATCAATCAAGCTGTTGCTGCTGGCTTGATACTGGAAAAACAGTTTTTGATCTCTTACATAAGCAATGTCTTTGTCTGCCCAAGCTAAAGGATTGGGCGGATATTTGGTGCTCATTGTAATGAGATCAGTAAAAATTTTGTTCACTGTTGTGGGTGTCAAATAATCAAAGCCATTTATTACTGTGGTTTTCCAAAAAACATAGGGAAAACTGTTGGGAGTAATCAAACCAGTATTGAGATCAATTTGTTGTTCACGATCTGGATCCACAATGGTTTTGAATTCATCAGGATTGTCAACAATGCCGTCATAATTGGAGTCTTGGAACCGAACTTGAACTCTGCGTGGCTCAACATATCCATCAGGATACAGTTGTTGTGATGCAATGGGCCAAAACCAGTCTTGGGAAAAAACACTGTTTTTGGCTAGGTCAGTATTCACCCGGAGTACTTTGATAAAGTCTTGGTTGGCCAAGCCATTTATACTGTTTACAACTGGGGTTGTATTGATGGTATAAAATCTCACATCATTCTTGCTTTCAAAAACATATCTCATTCCTCTGCCAGTAATATACCACCCGGAACCCGGCACATATTTGAGTTGAATGAGCCAGCTTGCATCTAAATTTTGATTTGATGTATTGCCTTGTTGTGAGAGTGAGAAATCAGAGTCCACAGCCAAATTGCTAGTGGAAATCACCTGCCACATGCCTGTGAGCTGCATATAAGTTATGCCGAACGAAAGTTTTTCTTCCAAAGCATTTTTGATTGCTTCTTTCTCACTAGCTGCTAGCACGTCTTTGTAGCTAGGCACAACACTGCTTAAGAAAACCCCGTTGGGCACGAAACTGCTGATTACAGCGTTTCCGCCACTGCTTACGCTGTTTCCTTCATCAATGAGGTAACTGCTGGTGCCGTTGGCAAAAAACAAATAACTGCCATTGCGTATGCCATATGTTGTGTCCGGCAATCCCAAAACAAAATCTACTGATTGTGTGTAAAAATGGGCGTTGGGGAACACAGTGTTGCTGGGGTTTTGATTTGTCCATTGAATATTGCCACCCGTGCGTTTGGGGTATTTGGCCAAATAAAAGTCCCGCATATCTGTGTTGATTTTTCTTGAATCAAAACTGCCTTGAATCAAAGGTTGAATGTAGGTGTCCAGTATTTGTGTTGTGTTGACATTCAAACTGTTGGGCACTTCAATGTAGGTTTCATGCTCTTCTTGAAACAAGATTCCATCATCTGAAAAAACTTTTGAATTTTGATAAGTGCTTGTGGGATCATTTATGTCAATGTATCGACTTTGTCCACTGTAGACTCGGTTAACACTTTTGATTTTCAATGCTTGGCTGCTGATAAGAGGATATACATTGTAATCCTCCCCATTCACCATCCGATTCTGAGAGTAAAATACAGCTGGTGCTCGCTCTTTTATAAATGTATTGCTTTCACGACTGAGGCTGTTGGCCACAGTGCTTTGCAGATCAAATTGCATTTGCAAGAGATTTTGTGAAGTGCCATCATTTTCTCTGTAGTAACTCAAGCTAAGTGGCACGCTGGCGATTTCTTGAGGCAAGATAGTGTAAGTTAAGTTATTGCTGGTGCGATAGTAGACTCTGATACGCCCAACAGGAATGTTGCCAAAGTTGCCATCACTGAATTTGATGCTGATGGAATCAGTGCCACTGATGTCACGTGTGATAACTTGGAAAATATCACGTGTTGCACGATTCAATGCATTATATGCAATGTTTGTGCCAAACAAGGCTGGGACTTTGGTCCACTCAATAAGAGTATTGCCTTGGTCGTCAACAGTTTCAACCCACACATCACTTTCATTTACATTCAAAGCAGTTAAATCCAGCACGCGGTTGCTCAAGGGCTCGGAGAGCACGAAATCCGTAAATGCCAGTGTTCCTTGTTTGAATAGGCCAAAAAATCCCGTGTCAGGACTGGCATTGCCATTGCCATCATTTCTGTATAACAAGCTCCAAGGCAGAATATAATTGGGTGTTTTTTCTCTGTAATAGCCTGCTGCGCCCACTGTAATGCTGCCATTTACACTTCCCACGAAGTCAGTGTTGACAAATTCAAAATTCATTTGTTGTCCATTCACAATAGATGTGAATGGAAAAGCCAATGTGCGTGTTACAATGTTATCAAGATCATATCGTTCAACTGTGAGCCCATTTACTGTTCCAGTTTTCACTGGTTGGCCAAACGGATTGACCTTGCTAAAACTGGCGTTCAAAACCAAAACAAATTGCTCAAACCAGTCGGGGTTGTTGGCGTCATTCCAAATCACAGGCACATTGGCTAGATTGAATCCATTGGAATCAAATATGTTCTGATCAGTTATAACTTGTGTTAACTTAACCAAACCTTGTGCGGCAATACAACGCCGCGGGTTGTAAGAAATCAGTCGTGCAAGGCGGAAAATGCTGTCTCTACGTGTGGCTGTATCGATGAAATTTTCGCGGATATTGAGATCCAAGCGAAATGCCAAACTGGACGCCAAATAACTCAACAATTCAATTATGGCAACAAATTCGCTGCTTTCAATCCAGTCGTTGAAATCTTCAGGATAGTTCAAACGTATGTAATCAATCAACGCCTGACGAATTGTGTCATAGTCATAGGCGTTGAAATTAATTTGGCTCATGGCTTGATACAGCACGCGCCAATCTTGGCCCAAGAATAAATTATTTTGTCGGAGGCTTTGACTCATTCGATATGTGCCCTGTTTTATCTACTTGAGTATTTAAGCGAGTTTTAACTGAGCATTTAACTTAAATAACGTTGGTTTCCACATTACGACGATCAAAGTCAATTTGAAACACATCAACAATGTCCAACGGCTGATAATACAAGTCCATAAAAAGTTGTAAGCCATTGTCATAGGGAGTGAGTTTGATGTCTCTTATTTGAACCCTTCCGTCTGAGGCAACTATTTGGTAGCAGTCATCTATTATCAGTTGTATATTATCAGCCACCATGGGCTCAAACAACATGTCCCAAATAATTGACCCAAAGTCAGGACGCATGACTCTTTCGCGTTTCCGAGTGTAAAATGCATTTACCAAATCTCTCTTGATAAGCTCAAGATCAGTGAATTGTGTTCTTTTGATGCTGGTGTCCACTGAACTGTATCCAATGAACAACCGTGTACGAGGTGCTACTGCCATAATCCTTATTTACCTTAAATTGACACAAAAAAACTTTCCCACAAAATAAGCTATGAACAAAAAATATTTGAGTTTTGATGACATAGAGTCTTTAACACGCAAGCTTTGTGATCAGATCGAAAGCAGCGGCTGGAAGCCCACCATTGTTGTTGGCGTTTCACGTGGTGGGTTGTTGCCAGCCAAAATGATAAGCTATTACTGGGGCACTCCCATGTGCACTATGGATGTGAGCTTGCGAGACAACTCCTTGTGGTATCAGAATTTCAACACCAATCTTGCATTGGAAATTTTCAATAATCAAAACATCCTAGTTGTTGACGACATAAATGACAGTGGTGCAACAAGTGTGTGTATCAAAAATACTTGGAGCAATTCGTTAACAAAGTCAAAAGAAAAGCTAGTGGAGTGGCCCAGCAATCAAATCAAATTTGGGGTGCTGTTGGAAAACCAAGCAAGTTCACATCAAAGCAACTATTGGGGCACCAAAATCAACAAGGAATTGGATCCTGTTTGGTATGTTTTCCCCTGGGAAATAAGCCGAGTGGAGAATGATTGAAAAAACACACAACTTGCAGTTTCCATGGAGCGTGAGAATGAACTTTGATGTAATTGACTGGACTCCAATGGATAATTGGTGCCTTGCACAATTTGGAAATGAAGGCGTGTTGTGGTCTATTGGTTGGAATAATGGCACTTGGGATTTTCAAAAATTTGAACACGCGATGATGATGGAGTTGGCATGGTCACTGTGACTGAAGATTGGAGTGTTTCTGCAGATCTTTGCTGTCCTCTTGATTTGGATCAGGACCGACTTGACTGCGAACTGGCACTAATCAAGTGGCGCACCACAGCGGAATTACAGGACAACTTGGTGCTATGCTACCTACGCATGCCAGAATATGGCTATCCAGAACCACAACACCAATTAGTGAAGCAGTGGCGGCAATATTTGATTGATGAGCTTGTGTCCAGAAAACCCATCCACTGGCGACCATGGCTTGGTGCACGACTAGCCTGTGTTATTCCTCAGCCTCCTCTACACGAGCAGTTGGTGCAAAAAGAAACGGAGGATGCAGCACAACACTCTAAATAAGAGTATGAAAGCTGGTGAAATGCTGCTTCTGGAAGCAAGTGCACTTGATGCAGCACTTTTCAGAGGCTGGGTGAGAATCAAGTATTTGAGATTGGATGGCACTCCTCGTATTATGATGGCTACAAAAAACCACAAGCTTTTCACTTATGTATACAAACGACCTTATAGGATCAAGCGCAAAAACATCATCACCGTATGGGACAGGATGGTGGGGTGGCGTAGCTTGCGCAGAAATAGGATCCTAGGGTGGGCAGAAGCTGGGCCAGTAGGCTCTTGACGTAAGGCTTTTTTGGTTGCAATATGCCGGCAGCAGCAAAAAGGCATACGATATGACTCCTATCGTCAAGAAGTTTGAAACGCGCCGCTTTTGTATAGTCAGTGCCAGCACAGGACAGTTTGTCAACATCTATGGCGATGCTATCACTGCTGTTGTTAACGACAAGCCCCCTCCCACACAACACCGTATGTGGATTGAATTTAGAGGCAGTGCACCCCCCAAAGAGTATGACGCTGAAAAGCTCAGTCCATCTCAGCGGGACGAGATTTTGGCTTTGGTTACCCTGCATTTGCAACACGAGGTGGCTGAGATGGAGCGGTATATCCAGGAAACGCTAGACCTGCAAGATTGGTTGAAAATGGCTATCTCGCGCATTGATGCTGGGTTCAGCCCCTTGAATGATGATTTCAGTCAATGGCATTACCGTGCATGGGGAGGCAATAGTAGTGACCCCAACTATCCTTGGTATGATCTCAAAAGTTGGGCCCCCATTGTTCTGGAATCTCCCAGCAGTGATTTGCAGAACATTGAGAGGAAATGGCGAGCAGAGCGTTTGAGAGAGTTTTTCTCAGACCAACTGCCTTCTGTGGAAAATCGGCTACGAGACTACAAGAAAACACTGCGTATGTGGAAAACTCGAGCCCGGGACGGGTATTTTTGGGCTGAGGTGCACACTGAAACTGTGAAGACAGTCACCATTACTCCTGTGTAGGAACATCTCATGAGCAAAGATGCACTTGGCGACCGGATGAAAAGCCTCGAGGCCCAAGAGACTGAGAGGAGGTTCCTTCCTGGTTTGCCAATTTACGCACGCATCGATGGACGAGGTTTCAGCAAGTTCACCCGGGGCATGGAACGGCCTTTTGACCCTTGCATGAGCCGTTGCATGATCGAAACCACAAAAACGTTGGTGACGG